CGGCGCCAACAAACAGGATCTGTTCATCTGGCACAAGTCGGCGATGGGTTGGGCGAACAACACCGATCTCAGCGTTATCACCGACTGGGATAACTACGAGAACTGGTGGACCGTCAACATGACCAGCAAGGGCGCCGCTTCGCCCATGCAGGAGGGTAAGGGCATCAAGCGCTTTACCACGTCCAGCAACTCCGCGATCACGATCGTCTGATGCTGACGGCGGCGTTCGCGCCGCCTTCGTCCTTGTTTATTTCCAGCGAAGGAAAACCACCATGGCTTTCGACAAGAAAGGTTTCCGGACGACCGATTTCATGTTCAATCCGTCCGGCGCCGCCGGCGCAAATCTCGGTGTCCACAAGTATGTGACCAATGACGACCGCGCAGCCGTCGAAACGGCGGGCTACTTCAATGCACTCGCCAAGCTCCTGAAGGTCGGCGACCATATCGACATGACGCTCGATCTCGACGGCGCTGTCGCGCGGCGAAATTACATCGTCACCGCCAATACGGGCGCCGTCGTCACCATCGCCGCCCAGAACATCGCAGCTTAATGTTCTGATGCAGCCCTGCCCTCGTCGGTTCACGCCCCGGCGAGGGTTTGGCATTTGAGGATTTGCCCATGGCCCTGCTGACCCCCCTTGATATCATCAACACCTCATGCGCCCGGATCGGGGAAGAACCCGTTCAGAGCCTTACGGAAGATCTGGGCGGCGGCCAGAGTGCATCGCTGATCTATGAAGAAACCGTGGATTTCAATCTGGGCCTTCAACCGTCCGGTTTTGCATTCGCGCGTGAGGTGCGCCAGCTTTCCCGCTTGACGGACGCCACGCCGCTTACCGGTTTCAAGAATGCCTTCGAAATCCCGCAACCACACACCGGGCTCCCTGTATTCTTTTCCGATGACGTCACTGATCCCGATCGCCGGTTCACTCGATTTATTCTGACCAACGGCCAGGTGCATTCCGACGCTGATCCCCTCTTCGCGATGGTGAAGTTTCGCCCAGATCCGCATCGCTGGACAGGCACATTCAAAACGGCCACGATTACGGCACTTGCGGGCAAGCTCGCCTTTGCGATCGCATCTAATCGTAACGCGATGTCAGATTTTCTGACAGAAGCCTATGGCACGCCCTCAGAAGGGTTTCGAGGCGGCCAGATGCGCGCCGCTTTGTCTGAAGATGGCTTTGCCAACCCGCCGCGGCGGATCCAGACCCAGTATAACCCTCTCGAACAAGCCTGGAGGTCCTGATGGTTTCCAGCCCCGGACGCATGCAATCGGCATTCACCGCCGGCGAGCTCGCGGATATCCTCGAGGAGCGTACCACCCTCAAATATTTCTCGACGGGTCTTAAACATGCCGAGAACATCGTCGTGGCGCCGCAAGGTGGGTTTCGTCTTCGGGACGGCCTGCGCCTGATCGGTGATCTTCCCGCCAACGCGTCCCGCCTCATTCCATTCGATGCGTCGATCGGCACTTCTTTTGATCTGGTGTTGGCAGGGGACACTTGCCAGATCTGGAATGCGACGGCGATTTCCGCGGCGATCACACTGCCTGGCGTGGGCGTTTTTGCTAACGACCTCACGTTCGCTCAGCGGCTGGACACTCTTCTTCTGTTTCATAACGAGCTGAAGTCGAAGCGTGTCAGATACACACAATCTGGTTGGCTCGTTGATGACCTCCCTTACGAGGAACTGCCGAACTACGACTATGGCGAAGCCTACACCAACGGTGTGCCGGCAGCCTGGCGGCTGGAGTTCGTCGGCCTGGTCAGCGGCACCACTATCTTCGTGCTGACCGTTTCTGGCATTGAAACACAGTCAATCCCTTACAGCAGCGACATGGCAACACTTGCTGCCGCTATCAATGCGGCAATCGCAGATCTCCCAAATGTCTCACCCGGGTTTCATGTCGGTGCACCCGAGACGGACAAAATCCTCATCACCTTCTCCGGAAGCGGCAATGAGGGCGACGGATGGGCCGTCTCGGGGCGCATCGTCAACAAATCCGATGCTGCGGTACTTTCTGTCAGGCAAACTGCCGGCGTATCACCAGGTGAACCGGTGATATCTGGCGCCCGGGGCTGGCCTCAGTGCGGGTGTTTCTACCAGCAGCGTCTCATCGTAGGCGGTTTCCGGTCACTGCCCAACGCCTGGATGGCATCACGGCAGGCTGATTATTTTAACTACGACAACCGCTTTACCGAGGCGAGCGGACCTTTCCTCGTCCCAATGGACATTGCCGGCGGCGAGCGCATTGAAGCCGTTGTTTCGTCCCTCAACCTGCAGATCTTCACGACACAGGCCGAATACTGGATCGCCGAACGGGCGCTTTCGAAAACCGAAGCGCCGAACCATGTGCAGGCATCACGCAACGGCATCAAGCGCGGTGTACCAGTCGCGGAAAACGAAGGCGCATCCCTATGGTGCCACAGCAACGGTTCAACGCTGGGAGAGTTGCGATACACTGACCAGGAAGGAAACTATATCGCCACAAATATTTCCCTTCTTGCGCCACACCTGTTGCAGGACGTCTCCGACATGGCGGTGCGCCGGGCCACGGCCTCAATGGACGGCAATGTCGGCTGTATCCTCCTCGAGGACGGCAATGCCCGCCTCGTGACCCTTCTTCGTGAGCAGGAAGTTACCGCCTTCGCCAGGATGACGGCGGACGGCAATTTCAAAGCCGTCTCGCGGAACGGCCGCAACGAGCTTTCTTTCATCATGGATCATGGCGGACAACGCACCCTCGAGAGGATGGAGAACGGTTTGCTTCTCGACGAAGCAATTGATTTCACTTTCGGTTCACCCACGTCCGCGATCTCTGGCTTGACCAGGTTCAACGGACGCGAGGTATGGGCGATCGGCGATCGTAATGTCTTCGGTCCTTTCACCGTCGCTGCAGGCGGGATTGTTTTGCCCATTGCTGTTTCCGTCGTCACAGTGGGCACCTGGCGGCCGCCCGTGGTATCAACGCTACCGCCCCCGCGTGAGGTTGGTCCGAATACAGTCCTGAAGCGGAAAGCACGGATCCATACCGTTCATATCTCTGTGCTCGATACCACCAGCCTCGCGATCAGCACCAACGGTGGCCCGCTGCATGACGTCGACCTTTATCGATGGGGTGTTTCGGCCGACGTCGCTGAGCTCGACCAGGGTGTAACGCAAAGCATCAAGATCAGCGGCCTGCGGGGGTATTCCGATGCGCCATTCCTTACCATCTCCCAAAAGCGTCCCGGTAGACTGAACATTCGGGCGATTACGGTAGAGGCTGCACTATAATGGAGATGCAGCCATGGAACTTGCCGCAGCGGCAATCGGAAAGGTTTTCGCAGGACTAGGATTGTCGGGCGCAGCAACAGGAGCCGCGACTGCCACAGCCGGAGCGGCCACGGGCGCCGCAGCGGCCGGATCCGGAGCGCTTGGTGCCCTTCAGGGCTTTTCCACCGTCCTCAAGGTTCTAGGTACAATCGGCGCCGGCGCTGCAGCCGCCCGCGAAAGCAACGACCTTGCCGCCCAGACCATGCTGCAGGAAGGGCAGGAGCAGCTCGGCGGAGAGCAGCGGAAGACAAAAATGTCCCGAGAGCTCGCGCGCGTTCTCGGCAATAATGAAGTCGCCTATGCCGCCGCCGGCATCGATCTTACGCAGGGTGTTGCCGCCAATAGCGCGGCCAATGCCAAGGCGCGGGCCACCGATGAAATCTCCATCGATCAACAGGACACCGACTTCAGGCGCGCCATGTATCGCCTGCGGGCGCAAAACCTCGTGGCCCGAGGGAAATCCCAGAAAGGCGGTGCCCTTCTCAGCGCCTTCGGCGATGTCGCCAATTACGGTATCGGCCTGATGGAGAGAGGCTAATGGCAAACAGACAGGTGCGTAATCCGGGCCAGTTGGCCCGCTTCGACATGAGCGCAGCAATCGGCGATGCTCCCAGTTTCGCGGTCAACACTGGTCAGGCCGCCGAGGCGCTCGCCAGCGTTGCCGGTAATCTCTCTGACACACTCGGGAAAATGGCCGATCGTGCCAAGCAGAGGGAACAA